GGCACCATTTTTAACAGGTACGTTGATATTGAATACCACATAATGAGAGTTGTAATCAGCACCGAGATCAAGTGGAAATTGTCGATAATTAAAATCATATTTGCTCTGTCCACCAATTGGGCTTTCTGTAGGTGTTACATCAGGAACAGGACCATAAACTCTGTCTTGCGAAGCAGTCTGTCCACTCTCTAGATAAGTTTTTACGAGGTCTTCTATATCAGCCATAGTTACACCTAAGGGGTTATTTTACATATATATTTATATGGCAGGCCAAAAAGATGGAAGATATCACCAAGGTAAATTCTCTCCAAAACATCCAGAGAAATATCGTGGTGATCCAACAAATATAGTGTATCGTTCGTCATGGGAACTTCGCATGATGAGGTATTTAGATAGCAACACGAATGTCCTTGAGTGGGCATCCGAAGAAGTCATTGTGCCCTATATATCACCAGTAGACAATAGACCACATAGATACTTTCCAGATTTCATTGCAATGGTTCGCAGACCAGATGGCGGTAAAAAAACTGTCATGATTGAGATTAAACCAAAAGCTCAGACAAAAGAACCAAAGATCCAACCAAAGAAAACCAAGCGTTACATCACTGAGGTCACCACATGGGCTGTCAATCAGGCTAAGTGGAAAGCCGCCTCTGAGTTCTGTGAGAATCGTGGTTGGGATTTTACTATTATGACCGAAGATCACATAGGAATTAAATAAATAGTAATATGGCTACAAATGCACAAAAAACAAAAGAATCAACTGACTGGTTTATAGACAAGGCTCGCTCTGCGGCTGGCTATAGAAAGAACATTATCCATAACGACAAGCGTGGTCGTGATGACACCGCTATTGGTCGTATGTATTTCTTTGCATATGATCCAAAGCACAAAGATAAGCTACCGGTCTATGATAACTTTCCTTTGGTATTCCCTATCGAAAGATATGGTGATGGTTTTCTAGGTCTAAATCTACACTATCTAGGTGAAGGTGAACGAGCATGGTTGCTAAAGAAACTGTCCGAGTTTGCAAATAATTCGAAGTTTGATAGAACGACTGTATTAAAGCTGACCTATAACCTGCTTCAATCAACCAAAAAACTGTCTAAGACCACACGACCATGCATCAAGCGTTATCTGTTTGATCATTGTTATAGCAAGTTCATTGAGGTATTACCAGAAGAGTGGGAAAAAGCTATCAACCTACCTGTAGCACAATTTGTTTATAAGAAATAAAGGTTAAACCATGGCAGTTCCATTTGTTAATACAAACGAAAAATTCGATATGGTGTCTTTTCAGTCCATCTCAAATATGTATGGTGGTCTTGCTAGATCATGTAAGTTTGCGGTTCGTATTGTACCATCTAGCAATCTAATCACACCTTTTTCTGGTGTTCTGAGAGATTTGATTTATCTGTGTGAGGCGGCTGAATATCCTGGTCGTGGCTTCAATAACATGGACATGAGATACTATGGACCTAATTTCAAGGTACCTTTTCAGTCCACCTATGAAGACATTACATTGACGTTTATCTGTAGATCAGAATCACCTGAGCGTAAATTCTTTGATGACTGGATGAATGTCATCAATCCAACAACCACCTATGATTTCAACTACTATGACAATTATACCGCCGAGATACAGATATTCCAGTATAATGAAGAAAATAAGGTGACCTATCATTTTGCATTACTAGATGCTTTTCCAGTATTAGTCAACCCACAGCAATTGACATGGGCAGATGACCAGTTCTTGAGACTTGGTATCACCTTCACATATAATAAGTGGATCAGACCTCGTATGGATGATGAGAGTAATGCAGCTGGTGAAAATAGTGATAAGGCCGTTATTAGTGCAGGACCTATTCAACAATAATGAAAGGACTTTTTTGATATGACTTTACCTAAAATAGATGTTCCCATCTATGAGTTGAAACTACCTTCTTCGGGAAAAGAAATAAGAGTTAGACCATTTTTGGTCAAAGAAGAAAAACTGCTATTGATGGCAGCCGAATCGAATGATATGAATGAAATCATCAATGTGACAAAGCAGGTCATCAATAATTGTATGATCGATGAGAAGATTAATATTGAAACTCTACCGTTTTTTGATATCGATTATCTGTTTGTCGCACTGAGGGCCAAATCTATCTCAGAATCGGTTGAGATCAATTTCACCTGTAATCACGTTTTACCTGAGACAGGTAACAAATGTGGTCACATGTTCGACGTTGAGATGGATATTGCTAATGCTAACGTTATCATGACCGATGTTCCCAATGTGGTTGAGGTTGGTCGTGGTGTAACCGTTAAGCTTAAGTATCCGTCTTACTCGGTAATGAAGGTGATCGATGAAAAGGTTAAGCTGATCGACCGAAAGGTCAATATCATTGTTAGCTGTATCGACCAGATCATCAAGAATGAGAAGGTCTTTTCGTCTAAAGACTATTCGAAGGATGACCTACGAGATTTCGTGGAGAACCTGACAGAAGAGAACTTCAGAAAGCTTGAAGACTATATCAAGAACTTTCCATATTTTGCGGTCGTATTCGATCATCAATGCCGCAAGTGTGGATTTAACCATCATATAGAATTTACGGATTTTGAAAGTTTTTTTCAATAATGCTTGGTTACGATAAGCTGGCGAACTACTATAAGACAAATTTCTCTCTTATGCAGTTTCACAAATACAGCTTAAGCGATTTAGAGAATATGATACCTTGGGAAAGATATGTCTATATCGACTTGTTAAAAGCCCATATAGCAGAACAAGAACAACAGGCTCGTGATCAGGCAGCAACCAATAAGGCTAACAGAAGAGTTAAGTAAATGTCCATAAGAAGGTCAAGCGTTCAAACCATAGATTATCGTAAGATGTTGGGAAGTTTCTCAATGGCTCAACGTATCGAAATGATAACATCTGAAGGTGGACGTGATATTCTTTCCGAGTTGTCATCTTCACAACTTGCTAATATGTTTCCGAGATACTACATGGAGAAATTGCCAGATGTTGGTAAGGCTCTTGATAGTGTGATGAATGAAAAGTTTAAGCCTCTCAGCCGTGAAGAAGCTGACAAGCAAATGCAACAGAGTTCAGCCTCAAAAACACCAAAGAAATTTGATCCAGCTATTGGTGATAAATCATCCTACACATATGCCAGAGAAAAGATGGCCAGACTGACCGATGAGCAGACAGCGGTCTTAGAAGAAATGAAACGAGGTGAAATATCGGCCGATGATCCACGCCTCGATTTCATGAAGAAGCTCAAACCTGAAGACCTGAAGAAGGCTGGTATTGAAGTTAGAACAGACGACAGCGGTAAATCATTATATAAATTTAGTGACCCTAATGTCACTGACGAAGAAATTACGGCCAGATTAAATGGTAGTCAATCGTCCGCCCTTAAGAATGAAAGAGGTCGTGTTGTCAGCACACACGATGCCACGCTAAAACCAACCGAAAGAGCCCTACTCGATACTATTGCTAGTGGTGAATCGCCTGATTATAATACTATCACATCAGGCGGTGGTAAATTTGACGGTTATAATGACCATCCTCGTAAGCGTGTGCAAAGTGTCAATAGTGATGCGGCTGGTCGATATCAGTTTCTATCTAGCACATGGGATTCAACGGTTAAAAAATTTAATGCTGAGAATCCTAATGATCCTATCACCGACTTCTCGCCTAGAAACCAAGATAGAGCGGCTTTACATCTAGCTAAAAATGACTATAAGAGAAGAACTGGTCGTGATCTAAGTCAAGATTTAGATAGCAATGATCCACAGGTCAGACAGCAAATGGGGGCTTTGCTTAAGCAAGGTCTAGGTGGTAAAGGTAATAACACCACATGGCAGGCTTTCCAAACACAAGGCGGCGAACATTGGCAAGGACAGTTTGACTCGAATCTAAAGAGAAATCAAGAGTATGCAACAGCGACACCTAGAATGGACACTCCTGAAGCAAGGGCGCAGGTAGCGGCTGAGATCAAAGCCTCTAAACAGGGTCAAAATATATCAGAATTGCAGAAGGTTCTGGCGGCTCAAGG